CTACTTGGCAACTAAAGTGACCTTCTTTAATCAGCTATATGATCTGGTTAATATGTACGGTTGCAGTTACAATATCATTTCTCGCACAGTAGGTAAAGATCCTAGAGTAGGTATCGGGCATACACGTGTACCTGGATTTGATAAGAAAAGGGGATTTGGTGGAGCGTGTTTGCCTAAAGATACTAGCGCTTTCCTTAAGTTTTCAGAACAAACCGATGATGAAGGCAATATCATTTCAATGGATTTATTGCAGTCGGTGCTAGACATTAATGTTCGATATCGTAAAGCATACGAACTAGATGAACGTGAAAAAGTGAATAATATTACATTCGTTAATTTTGGAGATAAAAACAATGAGCATAATGGACAAACTGAAAAAGAACAGCAAACTGAAAGCGACGGAAGTCCTATCGAAGAGTAAGTTCTTTAATGAAAAAGACATGGTCCCGACCGACGTTCCTATGATTAACGTTGCGCTGTCGGGATCTGTCGATGGTGGTATAACCCCGGGTCTTACCGTATTAGCCGGTCCGTCTAAACATTTTAAAACTTCTTTTGCTTTGCTTATGGCTTCTGCCTATTTGGCAAATAAGAAAGATTCTGTAATTCTGTTTTATGACTCAGAATTTGGTTCTCCTTCTTCATACTTCGAACAGTTTGGTATTGATACTAGTCGTGTATTACATACACCTATTACTAACGTAGAAGAACTTAAGTTTGACCTGATTAATCAGTTAGAAGCTTTAGATCGTGAAGACGATGTTATCATTGTTATCGATTCTATCGGCAACTTAGCATCTAAGAAAGAATTAGAAGATGCCATGAATGAAAAATCTGTTGCTGATATGTCTCGGGCAAAAGCACTGAAAGGTCTGTTCCGTATGGCAACCCCATATCTAGCAATGAAGAACATTCCGATGATCGCAATTAACCATACCTACCAGACTATGGAAATGTTTTCAAAGGCAGTGGTATCTGGCGGAACTGGCATCATGTATTCCAGCGATAATGTATGGATCATCGGCCGTCAGCAAGAAAAGACTGGTCAAGAAGTCACTGGTTATAACTTTGTGATTAACGTAGAGAAATCTCGTTATGTAAAGGAAAAGTCTAAAATCCCTATTGGTGTATCATGGGAAGGCGGGGTACAGAAGTACTCTGGGCTATTAGATGTAGCATTAGCTGGCGGTTATGTCGACAAACCTAAAGTCGGTTGGTATGAACGTGTTGATACTACTACTGGTGAAGTGTTGTCAGGCAAGTATCGCCAGAAAGATACGTTGACAGCAGAGTTCTGGGAACCTATTTTTGAGACTACAGATTTTGCTGAGTTTCTTAAAAAGACTTATAAAATTGGTTACACTACACCTAAAATGATTGAACCTATCGTGGAAGATGATTTAATTGAATACTAAAAATAAAGATGTACAAACAGATACCAGCATGGTATAATAGGAGACTACTATGGCAGATACACACAAACAAATCGAAGGCGTAGACTATCAGTTAGTACCGGTAGGTGAAGCCAGTAACCAGCAAGCGTGGCATGTAAGAATCTTGACTGGAGATTTTGTTGAAACCGTAATTGTGTACGGTAATGTCAGTTTTGATGGCGAAGAAGATACCTTTAGGTTTAGCTTTTCGGTAGTGACTTCTCCGGAAGAAGGCCTAACTTCAGCTAGCGTTCCTCTGCAAGTTAAAGCCACCTACATTCTAGAAAACATTTTAGAAGTAGCACATAATGAAGGTTCATTGAGAACAGGAGATGACGTTGGAAATAGCACTGGAACAGACGATTCTGAGGAATCTACTGACTAATGATGCTTATGCTAGAAAGGTTGCAGCATTCCTGCAACCTGACTACTTTGAGGGTGTTTATAAAGGCCTATTCAAAGAGTTTACTGCATTCATCGCAAAATATAATCAGCTTCCTTCTATGGAAGCATTCAAGATTGAGCTAGACTCACGCAATAGATTAACTGACGAACAGTATCGTCATGCAATAGAAATTCTACCTAATATTTTTACACCAGAGAAAGAGAACCTAGAATGGTTGCTTGATCGTACAGAATCCTGGTGTCAAGATCGTGCAGTATTTAATGCTGTCATGGAATCTATACAAATTATCGATGGTAAACACCAGACACTTTCTAAGAACGCTATACCTGAAGTATTAAGCAAAGCATTATCTGTAACGTTTGATACCAATATTGGACATGATTATTTAGAATCCGTTAACGAACGATTTGAGTTTTATCATAAACAAGAAGAACGTATACCTTTTGACTTAGACTATTTCAATAAAATTACTAAAGGCGGCATGCCTAATAAAACGTTGAATATATGTTTGGCAGGAACTGGCGTGGGCAAAAGTTTGTTCATGTGTCACGTTGCTGCTGCTTCTCTGGCGCAAGGTAGAAATGTACTTTATATCACCATGGAGATGGCCGAAGAACGTATTGCTGAGCGCATCGATGCTAATCTGATGAACGTTCCTATTGATCAGTTAGAAAACATGTCTTCTAAAATGTTCAAGGATCGTATACAGACTATTGCAAGTAAAACTCAAGGTAAACTCATTATTAAAGAGTATCCTACTGGTCAAGCAAATACTTCACACTTCCGAGCTCTATTGAATGAACTCAAGTTGAAGAAGAACTTTGTGCCCGAAGTTATCTTTATTGATTACCTAAATATATGTGCATCTGCAAGAATGAAAGGTATGGGTGGTTCGATTAACTCATATTCGTATATTAAGTCTATCGCTGAAGAGATACGCGGGTTGGCTGTAGAGTTTGATGTACCAATTATGTCTGCTACACAGACTACCCGTAGCGGTTATAATTCAGACGACGTCGGCCTGGAAGATACCTCTGAATCATTCGGTCTGCCGGCCACTGCGGATTTTATGTTTGCTTTGATTTCAAATGAAGAACTAAATGCGAATGGCCAAATCTTAGTTAAGCAATTAAAGAACAGATATAATGATCCAGGCGCATATCAAAGGTTTACAATTGGCGTGGATCGTAGTAAAATGAAACTATTTGATGTTGATCAGAATAAATCTCCATTGAATAAACCTGAACCAGATAAAGGTCCGGTATTTGATAACTCTTCTTCCGGCCAAAGATTAAAGGCTGAAAGGTTCTCTAGCTTTAAAATGTAAAGGAAATCCCATGACCGGATTAGAACATACTTTGATAGCAGTAGGTATCATGGCAGTAACGTATTATACGGGTTATCATTTCGGTAAAATGAAAGGAATCAGCAATACCCTGGATTATATGCAATCAATCGGGGCTATAGAATTGGAATATGAGGACGATAACGATGAGCTCAACTAAATCTATTTTAGTAGCAAAACCTAAAGTAAAACGTAAGCCTATCAAAAAAGGAATTACTGGTTTAAAGGCAGGGTTCTATACGTGCCCAGACCTACAGACCTTCGAAAAAAGGTTGACAACAGAAACAAACGAAAAAATTGTATCAAATACTGGCTATCAAATTATAACGAATAAAGCACGTTATACATTGGCCTTTGGTGAAGTAACTAGGAGTGAATTGAAATGAGTAATAATTGGGTACAAGATATTAATGACATGCATACTAAGTATGGTGTACATGAGTGGATCAAAAACAATCCGGAGCAACTGGCAGCATTCTTGAAGTTCCGCATGAATTTCATTATTGAGGAGTTGACCGAGACTCAACTCGCAGTAAACGGCAATGACCCAGAAGAAATCGTCGACGGATTGATTGACCTATGCGTAGTGGCATTAGGTACACTAGATGCATTTGGAGTAGATGCTGCACAAGCTTGGGATGCTGTACTTGAAGCTAATATGGCTAAAGAAGTCGGTATTAAAGAAGGTCGCCCAAATGCTCTCGGATTGCCAGATTTAATGAAACCGGCTGGATGGAAAGCCCCGAATCATTATGGTAACCACGGCGTTTTGAATAAACTAGTAGGCTCACCGGGCTAAAATAAACGAAAATAAATGTGTACAACTTTGTTTCAACAGGGTATAATGGTCTTACTATACTAAAATACACTGTTGAAATAAGGAATATATTATGCAAGTTCGTCTTATTGAAGATATCAAAGAAGTTAAGTCGTTTAAAGCGAATTGGGATCTCGTTGAGTATGAAGCAGGTACCGATCCTTTAGACGGGTGCACTGTGTTGGGTTTTGATGAGATAGGACAATTTTGTCAGAAACCTCAGTATGCGTGGGTGCGGTGGGGCGGTTATAAGTGAGAGAGAGATATATAATGCCGGCATTAGACGCACGAACGGAAACTGCATTAAAATGGTTGGGGACAATATTGTTCTTCGTGGCAGGTCTGCTACTTAGCAGTAATATTGAAGCCAGTAGGTGGGGTTATATTTTATTCTTCATTGGGCACATAATATTCATATATGTATTCTGGAAAGACAAACCGATGGTGACTCAGAATATTAT